TCCTAGTTAAATTCATTTTAACGTGAATTCAACAAGAGGTGCTTTTTTATTTTGTCTCAGTTTATTGGGTCAGTTCAAATTTGAAGAGCGGCTTTTTTTTAAAGATTAAATAATTTCTCCACAGTCGGACAAAGTTCAGTGAAACAAGTGACTTCTACAAGGTGTGATGCAGGTTGGCAACTTGGTAGTTCACGAGAGCGGTGGTTAAACCAAAGAGAATGCCAGCCACCATTACGTGCGCCTACAATATCATTGTCATAACTATCACCAACATATAAAGTATGTTCAGGTTCCATACAAAATTGATTACAGGCTAAATCAAAAATTTCCTTTTCAGGTTTTTGGAAACCCGTACTTTGAGAAATAATGATATTTTGGCTTGGAACCCATTTTTCAAGATTCAATTGTTTAACTTTTTTAAATTGATGGTCTGTTGGACCATTTGTAATAATCCCCATCGGAATTTCCTTTTCTTGTAAAGTATCAAGAAGCTTAGTAACTTCTGGATGCATCGTAATATTATCCAATTCTTCTTCATAAACTTGTTGGAAAATTTTTCCTTCTTCTTGTGAAATTCCTGGATAGTTTAGATCCTTTAATGTTTCATTCATCCGGAAAAACCGCATGAAATCTAGGGACCATTCATTGGCTAAAACTTTCGGAAACGTTTCATCGCTGTGGTGTCTAAAACGAAGATACAATTCATGCATATCCTCTGTCGCAACGTTCGGGAAAATTTTAGTCATCGCATTTCGAAAGGGTTGTTGCTGATCGTACAGCGTGTCATCAACATCAAAAACAATGGTTCTCATTTAACAAGTGCACCTCTTAACTTTTTTACAAAACTTTTCATATGTTATATTGTAGCCGATATTTTCACAAATAAATAGAGTATTTTTCACTGTATTTCAAGGTTTTGCACAGAAATCAAAGCCTTGCGGGAAAAGACAATTATAGTTATTTTTACCGAAAAAATGGAAACGATAAATGAAAAAATATTCTGATAATGAAAAGTTTGTGAAAATGATTTTGAGTCAAAGTTACTTAAATAACACGTGTTCTGATAGAAGTTAGAATTTTGCAAGAGACAGTCTTTTTCCGTATAATGAATGAGAATGAAGGGGGAGAGTTAGGGAGTTATGTTAAAGCGTTTTTTTGGGTATTATCGGCCGTATCGTGGATTATTTATTTTGGATTTTGGGTGTGCCGTTTTTGCGGGGCTGTTAGAGTTGGCTTTTCCAGTAGCAGTCAACCAAGTAATTGATAAGATTATGCCAAAAGGAGATTTTCGCCTCATTGCATTAGCTAGTGCGGGCTTATTTGCATTTTATATAATCAATACGTTTTTACAATTTATTGTGGTTTATTTTGGTCATATGTTAGGCGTGAATATTGAAACAGATATGCGTGAAGAATTATATCAACATCTTCAAACACAACCGTTTGAGTATTATGATAATCAAAAAACAGGGAAATTAATGAGCCGTTTGACCACTGATCTTTTTGAAAATAAAGAGCAATGTTGTACATCAATATACAACACTACTCAACAAGTATAATTTCTATGGAATTGTCATGAATAATGACCTTTTGAACCAACATTTCGATAACTACTCTTTTGCTTTCAATACTTGAATTATCCCAATCAAAAGATTTTAAAACGTCAAATCGATGTTGTAGTTCTGTTTTATCTAGTTTATTTTTTCGTTCCAGTAATTTTTCCATACTTTGTTTTTCTTTATTCAATTTATCAATTTTTTCACTTATAACATCGAGTGGCATTGAATCCACCTGAAATAAATCAATTAACTTGTTTATTTGCTTGTCGATACTCTCGATTTGCGAACTTATTAAGGATGTATTTGTTTGTGGAGCAGATCGCCTTTTTAATTCTGCTTCAACATCAATGTTTTTCAAATTGTTTATAACAGCTTCGTCAATGATGAATTGTTGTTGCGCTTTAGAAGAACAACCATCTGTTTTCATCATGCCTTTACGACCTACAGCTCTTCGGTTTGCCATTTTAGCACCGCAAATGCCACATTCACATAATCCGCCCAACAGCGCAACATAGTTGTATCGCTTAGTATTGGTTTGTTTTCTCCGAGCTATTTCTTTTTGAGTTTTATAGAAGGTGACTTCGTCAATTATCGGTTCATGAATGCCGTCGTACTCGGCTCCTGAAAATTTTACTTTGCCAATATACAATGAATTTTTTAGCATGCGGTCAATACTACTAGGTAGCCATTTGTTTTTTCCAGGATAATTTTTTTTAAGATATTCTGATATAGAACTTTTTCCTAGTCCATCATTATAAAGCCTGAACAAGTCTTTAATCGCTGCTGCTTCATACTCGTTAATTATAAGTTGGTTGTCACTATTAAACTGATAACCAGCAGGGGGTCTGTCTTGTCCTCCTGTGTGATAAAACCCCTTTTTTGCACGTTCGACTCGACCAGTAATCATGCGCTCTGATATTGATTTGCGTTCGAGTTGTGCGAAAACGGATAGCATTCCAACAGTCGCCGATCCAAAAGCGGTAGATGTATCAAAACTTTCTTGCATTGAAATAAGTTCAACGTCATTAGGCCTGAAAATATCTTCAATTAAGTACATAGTATCTTTTTGAGAACGAGAGAGACGATCGAGCTTATAGACAATAACTACGTCAACTTTTTTAGATTGTACGTCTTGGATCAGCTCTTGCATTGCTGGCCGTTCTAATTTTGAAGCGCTATAACCCGCATCGATATACTTTTTGTATAAAATAAAGTCTTTAGCTTCAACGTATTTTGTCAGTCTATCGGTTTGGGCTTGAATCGAGTATCCTTCAGTTGCTTGTTCTTGAGTGGATACACGTATATAGATAGCTGCTTTTTTATCCAATTTACTTTCTCCTTTCATAATATTAAAGCCCCTAGCGCGAATCGAACACGCTTAAACTTACCAAAGAGGGGAAGACCTAATACACAAATCTAGTTATTGTTTCTCCCTATTAAAATATCGTGCAGCACCGTTAACAAAATAGACTTGAACATTTCTTTTGCCAGATGGACCTTTTTCAATATAAGTATATTCTTTGACATTTTTATCTGCATCTACCGCGTTACTTATATCATTCAAACGTTCCATTCTTTTTTCCAAACTATTGTCTGAAACTATACTATTTAAGTCATACATTTTTTCGTATTCTGAATATAAGTTATCAGAAATGTTTGAAAGGTCTGTCTCTACTTTTTTAGGTTTTCCTATCTGTTCTTCTACTTTTTTTATGCTCATACCGATTTGTAACGAATCCCAGTCTTGTTTGGTAACTACTCCTTTGAAAGAAAAAAACAGTATAGTGCCAACAACTATTGCAACGATAATACCAAGAGTGATTAAATTTTGCTTGTTTTGAAGTAACTTTTTCATTTTTAAACATCCTCATTTCTGCTATAATAATTCTGTAAGATCATTTTTTATAATGAGGAGGGAGTCCGTGCCATAACACGGGCTTTTTCTATTCAATAATTTCTATACAGCTGTCAGTAATGAATCTAAACTCAAAATTTTTATACGTGAAATTCACACCATACATTTCTTTAATGTTTTGTACAGAATCAATAACATACTGCGTTGTAAAGCCTAAAAACTCCGCACACTCCCAATAATATTTACAACCTACATTCCACGCATCAATTAAATCGTCCAAACTAATAGCTTGTGCCATACCGAATGCACGAGCCTTTTTTTCTTGTTTTCTATTTTCCAAAACATTTTGAGATAGGATATTTCCTACACTCGTTTTACAATGTCCGTACTCTTCATATAACCGTTCTTTTTTTTCAACAGTAGATAAACTTTTTTCTATTAAGATTGTTCCTTTATAAAAGTATGCAGTATCTTTAGTTTTTTCATATAACGGAACTTCCTTTATAGGAACTTCTTTACTTAATGTATTTACCAACATTTCATAATCATTCATAAAACACCTACTAATATTTAGTCATTAAGAAATTGATCCAAATGATTTCTAATTTCCTTTATTTCTTCATCAGTATATATTCTATCTTCAATTTCAGAGTGAGCAGCTAAATCGATGATTTCTTCTTCATTAACTTGTTCTTTCTGAGGAAGTTTCGCTAATTTATTTGAAGATTGTTCATTTAGTTGTGCTTTCGCATAATTAAAGACTTTTTCTTGTCTTAAAGGATCAAGTTTGTTAAAGACTTCCTCTATAGAAGAGGTAGAATCATCAAGTGCCATTAGATAACTAGGGGATACTCCGAAAAATTTAGACATATCTTCTATAACTGATCGTTTCATATTTTCGACATTTCCTTTTTCGTATTTATTAATGGCAGCTCTTTTTAATCCAAATTTACTAGCAAGTTCTTCTTGAGTTAAATTCTTTTCTAATCTTAAACGTTTAATTCGTTCTCCCATTGTTTCTATGTTAAACACCTCATTTCTGTATCTTAAAAGTAGCATACAATGCAATAGATTTCAATAATTTATTAAAATGTTGAAAAAAAAGATACAAAAATCGTTGACATAACTTAAAAATGCGTTTATTATTTAAGTATCTTAAAAAGATACAAAAGGTGGTGAAAGTAATGAATAAAAAAGGGCTACGTATTTTATTAATTTCTAATGATGAAAATCAAGGAACTTTAGCTGATTATTTAGGAATTTCGGAACAGACACTTTCTAAAAAGATTAATGAAAAAGATGGGTCTGAATTTAGTCAAACAGAAATTAAATTAATTAAAGAAAAATATGGATTAAGCGCTGAAGAAATAGATCATATTTTTTTTAACTCTCTTGTATCTTAAAAAGATACACTGTGTAAAAAGGAGGTAAATGTAATGCCTAAAAATCAAGAATTACAAGTTCATGTGGAAGTTAATAGCATAGATGAAGCTACGAAAAAAGCTGAAAGATATGTCGAAGTATTGAAAGAAGCCAAAACGCTGGCAGGCGAATTGGCTTCAATGCATTTTGAAATTTCGGTAAATGAAAAAGAGCATACTCAAAGAAAAGAACTTATGACAAACGAAGAGCTATATATAAAAACAATGCAAAAAATTAATTATTCAAATTGGGATTGGATACGTGATAACGTATTAACTTTTACTCTTGGTATCGTTGTTGGGTGCATGTTATTCCAGCTGTTCGCTGATTTATGGAAATGGTAAATGATTGAGAAAAAGAAGACGGTGAATCTATGTTTAGTTATTTGTCTAATCCAGAATTTTGGAGAGCTTTTATTATCATCGGAATTATTACAATAGCTACGATTTGGTTAGGTATAAAGTTGGATCAATAGCTAAAGGACTGTGAAGTCTTTTTAGAAACTATAACTAACAGAAAATTTTCAAATAGAAGGAGAAAGCACATGAAAAGAATTCAACTTACGGATGGGATGCCATCAGATATTAGACGTAAAGAACAGTCAAAACAAGTAAATGAATTAGCAGACAATATCAAAGATATTTGTTCAAAAAGCAACCTAAGTTACAAAGAAAAGAATAAAGCCCTCTATCTGGCGGATAAAGAGCTTTACATTGAAATTATTGAAACTAAATAAGGCTAGAAGATTCTTCTTGTAAATAACTTTCATATTGTTCTTTTGTTGCTCCAACAACATAAGAAGTATTGTAGTAGGCTTGACCATTAACAATATCAATTAACTTAGGACCTACACTAATTAGTAGCCAGCCATCTTCAAGTAAAGCATTAGCCGAAGAATTAGCGTTATCATCGTATAACTCTAATGTAAAAACAATTTTTGAATAATCCATAATTTCACCTCACTTTCATTTTTTATTATATCAACGCGTTAGCAAAATGTAATCCAAATACAGAAAGAAGATAAATAAAAAGGGGGAGTTTAGATGAATACTTCTGACAAGTTAGAGTTAGCGGCATTTTTCGCCACATTTTTAGTAATACCACTAATTTTAACTTTTACATTTAAAGAACCACTTATTATAGCTGTTGTGTCTGCTATAGTTACGTTTTTTTGTTTTATTGATTAGTTATTAATATAAAAAATTAAATGAAAGGATCAGTGAAATGAGACTACCAAAAAAAACAAACTATAATTCCAAACCATATCCTAGCGTTGAAGAAGTAACTAAATGGTCTGATTTTGTGAGTGTGATCATTAGTATAGTAGCATTCGTAATCTCATTAATTGTTTTTCTCAAGTGAATTATATCAAGTAAGCAAAGTATGTAATTACTAGTAAAGGAGGAGATCACATTGGCAAAAAAACAAGAGCCGTTAAAAGTAATCATTAGAAATGCTGACGGTACTATTTGCGAGGACATATCAAAAAAAGAATGGTCACCAGAGCGCAGACAGATGATTGCAGAAGCAATGGGAGATGCAATTTTGGAGCAACAAGGATTGTTGGATAAGACAAGAAATTAGAAAGGATGCATGCAGGTTGATAATTACAGCAATCTTATTATTTGTTACCAATTATGTAGCTAGCAAAGAATCAGGGAAAATAAATATACGTTTTTTTCTACTGTCCTTAGTATTGGCTTATTGGATCAATTGGATGTTTCAGAACTAGTCAAATTAATAGGAGGGGATTTTAAGTGATAAAAGAGAACATACAAAAAAAATACCATGAATCACTAAAAGAGCGTGGGATTACTGATATAGAAGCAGAGCTGATTGGTCGTTTGTATGGGGTGAAGCTTTTAGATGCAGAGAAGAAGCATGATGGCTAAACAAAAATACTTATTCATAATCTACAGCATTCTCATGAATGTAACTATTCTAGTGTGTTTGTTTAAATGTTGGCAACTTGCTTTAGCAATTTATATTGCCTGGTTCGTCACTACGATATTTTTTAGGAGAGGAATTGAAATAGATGAAAAGAAAAATTAAACAATCGTTGCCAGATTTAATAATGCTCGCAACGGTTATCTATTTAACAAATTTAGATTTAAAGGCAGGAGTTGCAATGGCTGTTGCTATGTTTTTAACAACTATTTTTGGAACAAAAAATTCATATATTAAAAAAGGAGATTAATAAAATGAATAAGAAAATTGAAGCCTTGTTGCAAGGCTTGCAAGACGAATGCAATAAAGCTGAGCTTCCTATGGTGTGTGGGATTATTGATAAAAATAATGATGCTCAGGCAACACTAGTGGGAGGAGCATTGATAGATCAATCTATTATTTTATCAATATTGACAGAGCTTTTTTTAAACTCTCTTAAAAATGGTACCTGTAATTGTTCGAATTGCGAAGATTTAAGAGAAGCATTTGGATTTAAACAAAAAACAAGTGAATCTGATTCTAACATAGATGATTTATTACAAACTTTTTTGAGAGGTGAATTGCATTGATAGAAGTACGAGGTTTAGGCGATTCAATTTATGATGCAATGTTAGCTAATGCGCAAAACAATGCTGTTAAAAACATCATAGCCGCTGCAAGCAATGGAAGAACTAGCGTAACAGTCAATAGTAAAGGACTAACTCAACCATTCCTAGATTCTTTAGAAGAAGAAGGAGTCAAAGCGGCAGAGAAAAATAATGCCAATGAGATTTTGTTTTATTGGGAGTGGTAAAAATGGCTAATTATGATCGATATGGGCGAATGAGCTATTCTCCAGAATTGCACAAAAATCAAGGCAAGGTTTGGACCTATGAAGAAGTCGAATACTTGAAAAATTGGTATGCAATTATTGGGCCAGAAGAAATGAGTTTAGCGTTAGAAAGAACGCCTGCTTCAGTTATGACAAAAGCTTCATCAATAGGCCTTAAAACAAAAAATTACAGTAAGCGGCTAGGAGGAAGACAAAAAAAGACAAATTCGTCTGCAAACGAACTTGTCTAAGAAAGATTTATTTTACAAATAATGATTTATACCAGTATAAACGATTTTTTCAAAAATTGAAAGGAGCTAGAGAACAAATGAAAAATATTAATTTGAATTTGTCAGAAATCAGCGAAGGAGCTGTGCAAGAAAAATTTGAGCATGAAATGCAACAAGTGTTCGAAAATATTTTGGACTTAAATACTGATCCAATTAAAAAAAGAACCATCACATTAACAATTGAAGTGTCATCAGATAAGGATCGGGAACTTGTGATACTAGCGTGTAAGAGCAAATCTAAGCTTGTGCCACGTGATGAAAATGAAACCAAGGTTCTTTTTGGCCGTAATGTCGAAACTGGCTACATTGAAGCGAACGAGTTGAAATCTGGCGCTCGTGGCCAAATGTATATGGATCCCGAAGATTTAAAGGTGAAAACCGATACTGGTGAATCGGTGGAAGATATTGAAAAGGAACAAAAAGAATCAGCGACAAAACAAGAAGTAATTGACTTTAGAAAGAAAGCGACAAATTAAATTTTTAGGAGGATAAATCATGACAGAAAATATCAAAGAAGCAATCAAATACGGAGTGGAGCTATCAGAAGGACAAGCGGTTATTTACAAAGAAGAGGATAGAATTTTTTATGATTCTAACAAAGCATCGTTAAGAGAACTGTTTCCAGCAAAATACGCAGAAACATTAACAGTAAATTCATTGACTGGTTTAGTGCAGTATCTTTTATCTAAATTTGATCAAGAAACTACCGATGATCCAGACGAACTACTTATTCATGTAGAAAGTCCTACGTCAGTGAAAGTATATGGACGATTAAATGAGTTAGATAGAAAACGAGAAAGTCTAATTAAAGCAACAGCGATTTTAGACAAGTTTAACTATGGGTGCTTCATGAACACAGAGGAATTTATTATCAATTTACAATCATTATTCGATAGAACAGAAGATTCAGAAGCGATTTTAAGATTTGCAAGTGCGGTAAGAATTGATAATGGAGCAACCATCAACGATAACGGAGTATCTCAAACAGCAACCGTGAAAACTGGTGCTTCCACAGTAGGAGAAGGTAAAGTTCCTAGTCCTGCCGATCTACAACCTTACAGAACATTTTTAGAAGTACCTCAACCAGAAAGTCAATTTATTTTCCGAATTAACGAGCGAGGAAATTGTGCATTATTTGAAGCAGATGGCGGTTTGTGGAAGTATCATGCAATGGAATCGATCAAATCGTTTTTAGAGGATGCTCTAAAAGGATTAATTGAAGAAAACAAATTAACAGTCATTGCCTAAGCGAAAAATTAATAAGCAGCAAGTGAAAACGACTTGCTGCTTTTACACGAAAAAAAGAGCCCAACATAAACGCTGAACTCAAAGAATGAATAATATTCTGACAATTTATTATACCATTCTTGGAATTCTATATCAATTCAAAACGTTGTAAATAAGGCGTTTTATCGGGCTTGTAATAGTTATTAACTTAAGGACGTAAGATAAATTATTTCAGGAAGTGGCTAACATGTTTGTAAGAGAAAATAAGTATGCTGCAGGTGATTATCAAGAAGTGGATGTCGTGCCATTACCAGACGAAGTAAAGGAGAAATTAAGTAATACATCCAGAAAAAGAAAAGAGAACATGACAAGACCTCAACAACAACTCACAAATGACAAGAGAAGTTATAAATGGATGAGGTTAGCCATGAATGGAAATTTCTTTAAAGGTGATTATTATTTAACGCTAACTTATGACGAAGGAGACATTCCACCGCCAGAAAAAGCCGAAGAAGCAAAAAAAGACTTAAGTAATTTTTTGAGGAAAGTAAGAAATTTATACAAAAAAGTAGATAAAGAATTGAAATATATATGGGTAATGGAATACGAATTGGACCAAGAAGGTAATTATCTTAAAAGGGTTCATTTTCATTTAGTTATGAATCAGGGAGTCAACAGAGATGCTATAGAAGAATGTTGGTCGCAAGGTAGAGGAAAAAATAAAAAATTGCTTGGTTACGTGAATATAAGAAAAATAAAACCAAATGGAGATTTTGGACTTGAAAGGTTATCTGGATATTTTTCAAAAGGGAAACGCTGGAAGAAAGGCAAAAAAGTATGGAATTGTAGCCGCAATCTTTCTCGACCACAGAAGTTACATCCCAACGACTCAAAATATTCAAGTAGATCAATCGAAAAATTATTTTTATCCAATGACAAAGGATATGAAGTGCTTCAGAAGAAATACCCTAATTTTTACATCACATCAATTGAATTTGTCAACAACGAACGAAAAGGGATGCATATGTATCTCAAAATGTGGAAAAAGGAGCGTGCAGGATGAAAGCAAGATATTTAGTTGTTTGTTTGGGGTTGCTAGACCTTACGCATGAAATATATTTAACAGTTAAAAAGTTATCTAAGAAAAACGATATATCAGAAATAAAAGTACAAGGACAGTACATTTCAGTCAGTTCATACATGTATGAATTTAAAACAGCAGAGCAACTTCGATCCCAACAAAATTATGAACGATATATGCATGTTCGTAGTACAGAAAAATTCAAAGAGTTTGCAAACTATGAAACAAAAAATCATTACGAAGAAGCAATCAAAGCAGCTAAAAAGAACAGAGGAGGAAAAACGCTAGATGAATTATGACAGAAGTTTTAAAAGCAAGATGAATAACGATCAAGGACAATTGTTTGAAAAAATGATTTTGCTAGGGTGCGATCACTACAAAAAGAAAGGACTAGCTGTTGTTGAGAAAACGCCAGAACCATTCTCTGTTAAGAAGAAAATGGCAAACGGCGCATTTATAGGGCAATTTCATAAAAGTAAAAAGGCCCAACCTGATTTTCAAGGAACGTTGGCAGGTGGTCGATCGATTATATTTGAAGCTAAAACGACACAGGAAGATAGAATCAAGCAATCGGTAGTTAGTACTGCGCAGTCCGATTATTTGCGGATGCATACGGAGCTTGGAGCTTGTACAGGGGTGTGCGTGCAAGTTAGAAAAACCTATGCGTTTGTTCCTTTCTCAATTTGGGATGATATGAAAATTCTCTACGGTCGTAAATATATGACTGAAGAAGAGTTAAAAGAATACGAAATAACTACTTTTGGTTTCATCGGATTTCTTGACTACGTAGGTGAAGTTTAAACATGCTTACTGAAGAATCGATAAAAATTATGTTAGATGGTTTTTTCAGAAAATATGAAATTATTTTTGAGTATGCCATCCCGATTAATGAAGGCGGAAAACGAGTAATGCTAATCTCTGGGATTGGAGCAAAGGGACGTTTTGAAATGAAAATGGGAGAAGACTGTGTTCTCTGGTGTAAGACGTTAAAGGGGGAATGGAGATCAATAGACGAATATAGGTTTGTTGGAAATGAAGAAAGCGAGGAAGAGCAATGACGGTTGCAATCAGAAAAAAAAGAGCAATGGATATTGGCGAATACAGAGGTCAAAAAATTCACCATTTAACTTGTCTAGGAGAAGATAAAGAGAAAAAAATGCATTGGATTGTTAGATGTGATTGTGGGGTTGTTAGATCAATTCCACGTAGCAAATGAGAAAAAGAAAGAGTTTATCTATCATGGAGGGCTAAATGAACTCAAACCCAAAAAGGCGGCGTTAAGTAAAGAGTTATTTTATAAATTTAATGTTTCAGGATGTGAGATGCCTGTAGAAGGTATTTTGATTCAAGAATACACAAACTCTGCGACGATGTATGTCACCGAGACATTCACGAAGGCTGATAGAGTTTTTGTCCGCCAACAAGGAAGAAGATTCGTGGTTAGAAAAAAAGATTTGTTTGTTAAATAAATTTGAGGAGGATAAATAGATGGATGAATTAGTAAAAAATGTAGAGGCGTGGGCAAGAGAAAAAAACTTAGATATTGCAGAATCTAGTAAGCAGTTTTTGAAAGTGTCGGAAGAAGTAGGCGAAGTAGCCGCTGCTTTAGCAAGAGATAATAAAGATGATCTGCGAGATGGCATTGGCGATGTAATGGTTACTTTAATTATTCTTGCCATGCAAAACGATATGGATTTATATGAATGTTTAAATCAAGCATACAACGAAATTAAGGATCGCAAAGGCAAAAATGTTAATGGTGTATTTGTTAAGGAAAGTGATTTAAATAGTTAATGTTAGGTAACTTTATTTTAAAGAAATAAATTTTAAGGAAGGAGTGGAGTTTGTGGCCACAGTAAAGAATTCTTTACTCCTTTGAAATTATGATAGTATGGGCACTATTTGATAGTGGGAACGGATGTTATAAGCGTTCTGCACAAAAGTTTGAAGATATAGAAATATACAGCATAGGTTTGGATATTGAAAATAAGAATGACCATTTTATTCATCTGAATTTAGCGGACTATTCTTATATGTTTAATGATAATAAATTATTCAAAGTTTTAGACAAATTACCAAAGCCAGATTTAATCATTGCAAGCCCACCATGTGAAAGCTGGTCAGTAGCTAGTGCAATGAAAAATGGTAATGCTTGTTGGAAAAGAGAAGATGTAACAGATAATTTATTTGCACCACAGATATTACCAAGCCCGTTTACTATAAGAACCACAATAGATTACGAAGATACTAATTATGTTTATGAAAGGCAATTTTTAAAAAGAGTGAATGGAGAGTTAACGGTTTTTAATACTATAAAAATTATAAAAAAGTACCAACCAAAATATTTCATCATTGAGAACCCCGCTAGTGGCAAAATTTGGGAATATATCGAAGATGTCTTGAATTTTAAACTGCCATTTAAAAATTTAACCAGGTATAACAATTATGATTATCCATTACAGAAGCCCACGAAATTTGCTAGTAATATCCATTTGGGATTGAAAAATAAAGTTATTAAACAAGAAATTGCTTGGGGGAATTTTTCCAAAAGCTATAATGAACGATCAAATATTCCAGAAAAATTAGTGGATGACATATTTAAAAAGGTTCTAGAGAAAAAATAAATAGAAAGGAGTGGAGTTTGCGGCCGCATAAAAAGCTTTTTGCTCCTTTAAAAACGATGAAACTAACAACAGAAAAAATAAATGAATTGCTAGGTGTTGATGATGCCTACAAAGCGCCAGAAGCGCTCATGAATATATTACTAAGTCGCGATAAACGAGAAATCGTGTTTAACAAATTTTTAGAAATAGAAAAAGATTTAACTTTCGATTGGTTTCACGAATATTTTCAAGACGAACATGCTGATCGGAAAGTTAAGAAGCAAGATTTTACGCCAAATTCAATTGGGGAAGTGATTGCAAAAATCGTAGGGCCTGGAAGTGGGTTGACACATGAAGTAGCTTCTGGGACAGGTGGAATGATCATACAAAAATGGCGAGCAGACAGACTATCTATTGGTTTTTTTGAATATAAACCATCAATGACTTTTTACGATTTAGAGGAGTTATCTGATAGAACCATTCCGTTCCTGATCTTTAATTTGGCCATTCGGGGCATGAATGCCACCGTAGTCCACGGTGATTCGCTAGACAGAAAAATAAAACAGATTTACTTTTTACAAAATTCAAAAGATGATTCGTTGGCTTTTAGCGATGTAAATGTTATGCCGCACAGCGATGTGGTTACAAGAGAGTTTCAAGTTAGAGAATGGCTGGAAGAAGCTATTGATCACATCGAGAGTCCCAGCGTGTTAGGAGGAGAAAATGAATGAGCAAACGTCCCAGACTTTTTGCCGGCTATTTTTTAGAATGGATTGAAACTTACAAAGTCGGTGCAATTAGAGATATCTCAGTTAGTAAATATTATATAGCCCACAAACACCTTACTGAAATTTGCCCTGATTTAACGATAGATAAATTAGATAGAAAGGCTTATCAAAGCATCCTTAATGAATACGCTCTGACACATGAGCGGCAGACGACAATGGATTTCCATCACCAAATTGGCAGCTGTGTAAGAGATATGTATCACGAAGGACTAATTAAACGTGATCCAACCTACAAAGCGATTATCAAAGGAATACCGCCGAGACCAAAAAAGAAAAAATTCTTGCAAAAAGGCGAACTACAAAAGCTGTTGAAATCACTAGAACTTGGCGAAGGGATAAATATGGATTGGTTTATTTTACTGGTTGCAAAAACAGGAATGCGTTTTGCGGAAGCCATTGCGTTAACACCAGCTGATTTTGATTGGACCAGAAATACCGTCAGCATTAATAAAACATTGAACTACAAAAATTCTACAATGTTTTTTCAGGATACGAAAAACAAAAGTTCTGTTAGAACGATAAGCATTGATTGGCAAATAGTTGGTCAGTTTAAACCGCTCATTGAAAATTTACCTCAAGATGAATTGATTTTTGTAAATCGAGATGAAAAGACAGGCAAATATAAACGAATTTTCAATTCAACATACAATTCCCACCTGATCAGAAAATGCAAAGAATCAGGAATCACTGTCATCACAATGCACGGACTTAGACATACACATGCAAGTATTTTACTCGCTGACGGGGTGTCAACTCATAGCATAGCTAAACGTCTAGGTCATTCAAGCGTAACTACTACTCAAGAAACATACATGCATATCATTGATGAATTGCAGAGTAAAGATGATGAAAAGATTCTTGGTGCATTGATGCAACTTTCCTAGTGTGGTGATTTCATGTATAGAAAATGGACAGAAGACGAACTAGTGTATTTAGAGTATTTCGTTTTTGAAAACGATACTCAGCTAATTGAAGCTTCTAAGTACTTGAACAGAAGCATCAATGCGATTAGAAAAAAATTGTGCAAAATGCGAAAAGAAGATGATTTTAGATGCTACATGCACCGTCTATGGTCTGAAAAAGAGGATGAGTTCTTAAAAAAGCACTATCTATCTATGAAAAATAAGTATATAGCTGATAGGTTAAATCGTACAGTTGGAGCTGTTGAGTTTAGGGCTAAAAAATTAGGGCTGACAAAGCACAAGAAGATTAAAGAGCTAGATACAGAAATCCGACGTTTGATTGACGAAGATTACTACCTCAGCCAAATATGCACAAAATTAAACATTAAGATGTCGTCTCTAATCGCACATTGCCAACGTGAAAAAATCCCTTATAAAAAAATGCCTAGAACTGAGTATAAAAACTATGGTAAACACGTTTGGAATGTGCAAGATAAAGTGAGATTCCAAGAATATTTAAGCAAACAAGAGTTGAAAGCGAGTGAAGAAGATGATTCCAAAGTTTAGAGCAAGAGATGAACGAGGTAGCGTTGACTTTTAAAACCAATAAAAAAAGCCGGATTTCTCCGACTGTTACTAATATTCCCAGCACGAATATTATACCACAAGGAGGAGTGGCAGTCATGTCGCTATTTGATGTTAGTAAATACGAAGTACCCAATGATGAAGATGTTGACTTAGTTTTAACTAGAAAGAATTTCGAAATATTTATACGTGCTTACAAGAACTCACGCGAAAAAGCTGGCCAACCAAGGGTGCCAAAAGTAACTCAATCATTTAGTCTCATTCCTCCTTCAACTGCTAATGGGGGTGTTGGAGAAGCTGAAAGAATGCTTATTCAACGTGAGAATGATATTACAGAGTTTCAAGAGCTGCATGAATTATTCGTCAAAGGATTTATTGCTATCTCACATCCATTTAGATCAGAAGTTACAGAAAGACGTAGACAAATATTTATTTTACGGTATCTGCAAGGATTTACCGTAAGCGAGATTCTAGAAATGATTCATGTTAGCAAAGATATTGTGACAGATGAATCGAAAGAAGCTATGCTGCAGTTTAGCAATGAAATAAAACTAGTTGTTAAAAAGTCGGAATCAACTCCACTTTTATCCGCAAAGAGTCGGAAAAGTTCCGGAGCCAACTCCGTATAAAAAAAGTTATTATGATATTGTCAAATAATAAAGATGCACAAAGGAATGCATGCTTCCTTACTTAGCTCTGTGTGTTTATGTTGTTTGTGTGCTGCCTATATAAAATTTAAAAAGGATGTGAATTTCCTCTCCTTCCTATCTCGTTTAGTCATAGGTAGTAAAAAATAATACACTCGCAAACCATTCATTCACAACTAAAAATAAAAGTGAGGTGAATTTCCTCCCTTATTTTCTACAGGTTTGCGAGTGTCGTTTTAATGGAATATAGCTCAGCAGGATAGAGCATCCGCTTTCTAAGCGTACGGTCATGAGTTCGAGTCTCATTATTCCAGTAAGTAGCTATGCTACTTAAATAAAAAAATAATCGTCAATAATCAATGTAACTACCTTTACGATCAAATGACGGTTAAGGTTTTCCCTCCTATTATAGACTGCACTTTCACCGTGCAGTCTTCTTTTAGTACATAAACTTATAAAGAGGTGACAGCAATGATTGCAAAAAAACGGTTAGTGTTAGATGGCGTTGTATATTGTCTGCCTGAAATGCAGTGCGAAGTGATTAAACAATCAAAGAAGTATCACACTTTCAGAAGGTTTGAGAAAAATAAATCAATCGAATTTAAAGTGGAAAAAGATTTAGTATCTGCTTTTTTTAAAGAGGGGTGAGGCTATGAGTAAAAAAGAGCAAATTAAAAAACAGCAGGCACAGTTCTTAGAGATCATGAAGAAGGTTCGTGAGGAGAAAGATATAGATGCGCTTGCAGAATTGTTTATTGAAATCATTTCGGTATATGGGCTGAAGATGGATGAGACATCAGCATTACTTTATTACGTTCAGAAGGAAACACTTGAAGCAGATCACAAT